GATAAGATGCAAGAAAGTAAGAATCAAATGATCCGCTCTATGAAAAGCTATGCTGTAGGTGGTTCTACTGATGATTCATGTATGGAAGAGTACATGGGTGCAGATGGTAAAAAAAGAAGAAGAAGAAAAAGTGGTTGTGGTAAAGTAACCAAGTATGGTAAACGTGGTGTCTCTGATGGAGTTAAAAAAGCAGGAGCTGCTGTTTTAGCTGGTGGAGCTGCAATGATTGCCAACAAAAAGTATGGTCTTGTAGACAAGGCTAAGCAAGCACTAGGTATGAAAAAAGGTGGTACTGTAAAAAGAACTGCTAAGAAAAAGTAATACACTTAAACTACTATAGTCCAGGTACTTTCTGTGCCTGGATTTTTTATTTAAACAATATACATTTAAACTTATTTTGTATATTTGTTGTAAACCAATAACTTAACCAACATGGAAAACCAACAAAGCCAAGAGAATCTAGATGCTCTAACAGCAGAACAATTGCAAGCTAGAAAAGAAGAGACCAAAAAATTCTTTGAAGAAGCAATTCCTTTCTTACAAGCCCAGCATACATATGAGAAACTCCTTGCAGAGATTGCAGAGTACAAACTCAAGAGACTTGAATTTGATCATCAACATGCTGTTGCTATGTATCATATCCAGAATCCACAGGAATTAGAAGAAGATAGGGAAGAAGAAGGACTTAGCCTAGAAGGAAGAGTTAATCCAGAAACCCAAAAAAGAAAGCTTAAAAAGAACTAGTCATGGCACTTGTTAACCAAGTACAGAAGAGGGTAAGAATGCCCAAATGGGATGTTGTAAAATTTCAGATAATGACTCATTGTTATATTAACAAGATAGCAATGAGTGAGTCTGATTTGAATTGCCTCACTTTACTTAGTTTTAATGAGCCGCTTGAACTTACTCATTTTTGTTATGATGCTTCTTCTGAAGAGGACTGGATATTCAAGTCTCCTCAAACAGTAAGAAACTGTATTAATAAAGCTGAGAAAAATGGATTAGTAACAAAGGATGATGACAACAAGAAGTTAATCAGGCTGAATCCAGAATTAAAGATTCAGACACAAGGTACTATACTACTGGACTATAAATTTTTAGGCAATGATACCCAAGAAGGCCAATAAACTTTATATAGAAGTAGCAGAAGATTTAGATGTATCTGAAGAACTTGTTGAAGCATTCATTGAAGCATATTACAAAGAAGTAAGAGAATGTCTCATTGAACTAAAATATCCAAGAATCAACATGGATGGTTTAGGACACTTTGTTGCAAAAAAAGGATTGGTCAAGATTAATATACCTAAGATACAGAAGGTGCTAGAGAACCATGATGTATCTACATTTAAGGCATATTACAGAAAGAAAGGACTAGAAGTAAAGCTTGACCAACTGATTCTATTGCAACAAAAGATAATGGAAGAAGAGACCAGAAAAGAAATTTTTAAAAAGAACAAAGATGAGAGCAGTACTAAAGACAATCTGGGAGAATAGAAAAGGAATCCTAGAGGGTATTAAAAACTCTGTAATCAGAGATGAGTTTGTAGAAGACATTGCCAGAATGAGGCATGATATCTGTGACGGATGTGAACACTTAGATACAAAAGGGAAAGAGTGTGCTGTAAAAGGTACTCAACCTTGTTGTGCAGAATGCGGGTGCTCATTATCTTTTAAGACTAGATCATTATCCTCTGAGTGCCCTAAAGGTAAATGGGATGCCATTGCTACAGAAGAAGAAGAAGATAAATTAGAAGAACTATGAGCATAGTATTTAATGCAGAAGATCACAGTTACAAAAGTATAGATGGTTCTGAAGGAATCAGCTGGACAAGTGTAACTACACTTATATCAAGTTTAAAGAAACCCTTTGATGCTAAAGCTGTAGCTGCTAGAGTCACTAAGAACAAGCGTTCTAAGTGGTATGGTATTGAAGCTAAAACTATTGAGCAGATCTGGAAAAATGAAGCAGACAGAGCAGTAACTCTTGGTACATATTACCACAACCAAAGAGAAGCTGACTTATGTTCCTTAGCTTCAATTGAAAGAGAAGGTGTTACAGTACCTGTAATTTCTCCATCAGGAGAACATGAGGGTATTAGATATGCTCCTTTACAGAAGTTAGATCCAGGAGTATATCCAGAACACATGGTATATCTTAAGTCTGCGGGTATCTGTGGACAATCAGATTTAGTAGAAGTAGTAAATGGTAAAGTAAACATCATTGACTATAAGACTAACAAGGAGATTAAGACAGAATCATTTACCAATTGGGAAGGGGCTTCTGAGAAAATGCTTGATCCTGTTTCTCATTTGGATGACTGTAACTTCAACCACTATGCTTTACAGCTCAGTATTTATATGTATATTATACTTAAGCACAATCCTAAGTTAAAGCCGGGAAGAATCTTTATACATCATATCACATTTGAGCAAGAAGGAGAAGATCAATATGGGTATCCGGTTACAGCAAAAGATTCTGAGGGTAACCCAATAGTAAAAGAAGTAATACCTATGGCTGTACCTTATCTTGTAGATGAGGTTATCTCCATACTACATTATATCAAAGACCACCCAGTAAAAAAGAAATAACATGTTAGCAAGACTATTTGATGTTCAGAATGGAGTAGTAGTTCCCACAGAACACTGCTATACACTCAAGGCTCTTAAAGATGTTATGGACAACTATCCAGAAGATCACCTAAAGATCTACTTGTACCTTTTTTACATGACATGTCCTAATCCGGATATGAACCCTTTCTTTAATGTACCAGACATAGATAAGGAAGACATAATTCTAAAGGAAATACAAGCAGAGTTTTCTCCAGAAGATGATGACATTTTTGTAGCATTAGAGTTTTGCAAAAGAATGTATGAGACTCCTACATCTAGAGCATATAAGGGAATGTCATCTATGTTAGATAGATTAGCTAGATACATGGAGACTACACAGATTACAGCAGGAAGAGATGGTAATATTAATTCACTAGTTGCTGCAGCTAAAAACTTTGATCAGATTAGAGCTTCATTTAAAGGGGTCTACAAAGACTTGCAAGAAGAACAATCAAGCAAAGTTAGAGGTGGTCAGGGGCTTGCGTATGACAGTTAATTATGAGTGAAATTTATCAAGATATACCAACCTATGACAATGGAACATGGACAACAACAAGCTTTGAGTCCAGAGAGGACTTCAGCAACTTCATATTTGGAGTTTTCAAACAACCCGGTGATTACGGATTCAACAATACAACTAATCAGGTATTTATATCTGAGTCAAGAAAGTTTAGAGATAATGGAGTATATTGCACAGCCCCATTCAAATCAAAAGACTTTATTGCATATTGGGATGATCAAAAGCTAAAGTGCCGGAAAGGCATAATTGTAAAAGCAGATAACAACACATGGTTTCTTGCAAGAGAATACTACATGTGGTTAAACTTTCTACCAATCTTTGATAAGGAACAGCAGAAGTTTGACTTTGCTAAGATCCGGGATGCTCAGTATCACATGGCTCTTTATGAGTTATTATCTGAGTTGAACTACAAGCATGCTGCTATTCTTAAGAAACGTCAGATTGCATCCTCTTACTTTCATATGGGTAAGTTCATAAACCAGCAGTGGTTTGAAGCAGGGGTTACACTTAAGATGGGAGCCAGCCTCAAGGATTATATCAATGAGAAAGGATCCTGGAAGTTCTTACAGGAATATGCAGCCTTCTTAAATGAGCACACAGCATGGTACAGACCTATGTCTCCAGACAAGGTAATGATGTGGCAACAAAAGATTGAAGTAAGAAAAGGAGATAGAAAAACAGAAGTTGGTCTCAAAGGAACCATACAAGGTATGTCATTTGAGAAAGATCCAACAAATGGTGTAGGGGGTCCGGTAAAATACTTCTTCCATGAGGAAGCAGGTATTGCTCCTAAGATGGATCAGACATATGAGTACATGCGCCCAGCCATGCGCTCAGGTATGGTTACTACAGGTATGTTTATTGCGGCAGGATCAGTGGGTGACTTGTCTCAGTGTAATCCGTTAAGGGACATGATTCTCAATCCTACATCTAAGGATATTTATGCTGTAGAAACTAATCTTATAGATGCAAAAGGTACTGAAGGTTTGTCAGGATTGTTTATTCCTGAGCAGTGGTCAATGCCTCCATACATTGATGACTATGGTAATTCACTTGTAGAAGAAGCATTAAAAGCTTTAGATGAGCAGTTTGCTAAATGGAAAAATGAATTATCTCCAGAAGATTACCAGTTAAGGATATCTCAGCACCCTAGAAATATTGAAGAAGCATTTGCACACAGATCTGTATCTGTATTTCCTCCACACCTTATTGCTGCTCAAAGCAAAAGAATAGAAGAGAAAGAATATGCATATGAGTTTCTAGATATTACTACAGATAGTAACGGGAAACCTACAGTAACCAAAAGTAATAAGATGCCTATTAAGGAGTTTCCAATTACTAAGAAGACTGAAGATAAAACCGGAGTTCTTGTTGTATGGGAAAGACCTATTGCAGATCCAGCCTTTGGACAGTACTATGCATCTATTGACCCCGTGTCAGAGGGTAAGACTACAACATCAGAGTCCTTATGTTCTATCTATGTAATGAAGGCTCCAGTCCAAGTAACTAAGGTTACGGGAACAGAGACTGAAACATACATAGAACCAGATAAGATTGTAGCTGCTTGGTGTGGTAGATTTGATGACCTAAATAAAACTCACCAGAGATTAGAGCTTATCATAGAATGGTATAATGCCTGGACAGTAATTGAGAACAACATTTCATTGTTTATCCAGTACATGATATCAAGAAAGAAACAGAGATATCTAGTACCTAAGAGCCAGATTATGTTCTTGAAAGACCTTGGCTCAAATACTAACGTATTCCAGGAGTATGGTTGGAAGAACACAGGAACACTATTTAAACAACACCTTCTTAATTATGCTATTGAGTATACTAAGGAAGAATTAGATATAGAAACAAAAACAGATGGGACTATTGTAAGAACCAAGTATGGTATAGAAAGAATACCTGATCCAATGTTACTTACTGAGATGCGTGAATATGCAGCAGGAGTCAACGTGGATAGACTTGTGGCATTCTGTGCACTGGTTGCTTTCATGAGAATTCAACAGTCTAACAGGGGTTATGCTAAGAGAACCATTATGGATGATGCAGCCAAAAACTTGCAAAAGTCAGAAAATTTGTTTAAATTAAATAGTAGTCCATTCAGGCATATGGGTAAGTCTCACTATAGTAATGGCCAAGGAGTTAAAAGATCTCCTTTTAAAAATTTTAAATAAGAGCTATGCAAGTATATAATGCGCTTCAAACCAAAAAGGGAGCAAAGGTTCAACATAACAGACTGGGTAGTATTACTCAGCCATTACAGTTTTTATCTAAAAAAGATAAGGATGATGAATGGGCAGCTTGGAACTTAGACTGGTTAGAATGGAATGGTCTGAAGCAAATCCGCAGGAATGCCAGAAAATTAATGAAGAACTATAAGCTGGCTAAAGGTGTTATTGACAAGACAGATTATATTGTAGAGGATGATAATGATTACAGAGATATAGTAGAGACCTTAACTAAAGAAGATGAATCAGCACTGGAGTTAAAGTTTTATCCCATTATTCCCAATGTAGTCAATGTACTTGTAGCAGAATTTGCAAAAAGATCCACCAAGCTTACTTACCGTGCAGTAGATGAGTATTCTTATAATGAGATGATGGAGCAAAAGAGACAAGCTGTAGAAGAAGTTCTCATGGCTAATGCTCAAATCAAAATTACAGCAGCTTTATTAGAACAAGGTTTAGACCCTGAGTCTGAAGAAGCACAGCAACAACTTGCACCAGATAACTTAAAGACCTTACCAGAGATTGAATCTTTCTTTAAGAAGGACTATAGATCTATGGCTGAGCAATGGGCAACACACCAACACAAGGTGGATGTTGAAAGATTCCGCATGGATGAGCTAGAAGAAAGAGGCTTCCGTGACATGCTTATTACAGATAGAGAGTTCTGGCATTTTAAAATGATGGAGGATGACTATGAAGTAGAGTTATGGAACCCACCTATTACTTTCTACCACAAGTCTCCGGATGCAAGATATATCTCCCAAGGTAACTGGGTAGGTAAAACAGATATGATGACTGTGGCAGATGTAATTGATAAGTATGGTTACATCATGACTCAGGAACAATTAGAAGCTCTTGAGAATGTATACCCAATCAGATCTGCAGGTTATGCAATTGGTGGTATGCAAAATGATGGTTCATTCTATGATGGTACTAAGTCACATGAGTGGAATACAAACATGCCTTCACTTGCTTACCGTCAGTTTACTACTATGAGAAATGCCGGAACGGTATTGAACAGTGGGGACATTATTGCAAACATCTTATCAGAAGGTGAAGACTACTCAGACCAAGGTACCGCATATTTGCTAAGAGTAACTACTGGTTACTGGAAGTCTCAACGTAAAGTTGGTCACTTAACCAAGGTAGCTGATAATGGAGAGATTATCAATGAGGTTGTTACAGAAGATTACAAAGTAGAAGATAAACCTATCTATGATACTAGATTGTTTAAGAATAAAACAAAAGACAACTTAGTATATGGTGAGCACATTGACTGGATCTGGATCAATGAGGTATGGGGTGGTGTAAAAGTTGGACCAAACATTCCTTCATTCTGGGGTATGAATAACCCTGGCGGATTCTCTCCTATCTATATTGGTATAGATAAGAATCACATTTCTCCATTAAGATTCCAATTTAAAGGTGACAACTCTCTATATGGATGTAAACTTCCTGTAGAAGGAGCTGTGTTCTCAGATAGAAATACTAAGTCTACAGCACTCATTGACTTAATGAAACCATACCAGATTGGATACAACATTGTAAACAATCAGATTGCTGACATCTTGGTAGATGAGTTAGGTACTATTATCTTACTTGATCAGAATACTTTACCTAGACACTCACTTGGTGAAGACTGGGGGAAAGGTAACTTGGCTAAAGCATATGTAGCAATGAAGAATTTCCAGATGCTTCCTCTTGATACTAGTATTACCAATACAGAGAATGCTCTTAACTTCCAACATTTCCAAAAACTAGATCTATCTCAGACAGAAAGATTAATGTCCAGAGTAAATCTAGCTAATCACTTTAAGCAACAAGCATATGAAGTAATTGGTGTTAATCCACAAAGGATGGGACAACAGTTATCTCAGATGACCGCTACAGGGGTAGAACAAGCCGCTGCAGCCTCTTACGCACAGACAGAGGTATTCTTTATCCAGCACTGTGATTATCTAATGCCTAGGGTGCATCAAATGCGCACAGACTTAGCTCAGTATTATCATGCAACTAAACCTTCTGCAAGGTTGAGTTATATGACATCAGCTGATGAGAAGGTTAACTTCCAAATAAATGGAACAGACTTGCTACTCAGAGATCTTAATATCTTCTGTAGCACTACTGCAAACCACAGAGCTATTCTTGAGCAATTGAAGTCAATGGCTTTACAGAATAATACTACTGGAGCTTCTATCTATGATCTTGGTAAAGTTGTTCAGTCAGATTCAATATCTGAACTTAACACTGCACTTAAATCTTCTGAAGAGAAAATTAATCAGCAGAAACAACAAGAACAACAGTCTGCACAACAAATGCAACAAGAACAACTTGCATCTCAAGAGAAACAAAAACAAATGGAGATTCAAGCTGAAGCTGATAAACAAGCTAGATTACTTGAGAATAACATTGTGGTTGCTGAAATCAGATCTGCTGGATTTGGTGCTATGAAAGATATTGATGAGAACAAACAATCTGACTACCAAGACTATATGAAAGACTTGCGTCAGACTGAGCAGTATCAAGAACAGACCCAATTGCAAAGACAGAAGCAAAGCAATGAGAACATGAGAAATACTCAGAAGTTGGACATTGAAAGACAGAAGCTACAAGTACAAAGAGAGATAGCTGATAAGCAACTCCAAGTAGCTAAAGAGAACAAAAACAAGTATGACCAAAAGAAAAATGAAACAAAAAAGAAATAGGTTAGCTATATAGTGCAAAAAAATACACAGCACCTTTTAAATTTCTCAAGTTTATTTAGTATATTAAAGTATAATCAAAAACCAACAACATGAGTGAAGAAACAAAAAACCTCAATGATGAGGTGCTGGATACTACAACGGTAGTAGAGGCAGATGTGAATATTGATGAGTTGTTTGGATCTCCTGGAGCTGATAACATTATGTTACCATCTGATGGAGAACCAGCTGACAAAACAAAGTCTGTATTTTCCAAAGAGAATGTAGACACTTCGTTCCTTGAAATTACTGCAACTACTCCTCAAGAAAGAGAGGAAGCTGCAGAGAAGAAAGCAGAAGTTGAAGAAACTATTGCAGAATTAGATGGCTTGATTTCTCAAGAAGAGGATGCAGGTAACAAGGGAAGACCAAAGGTTGATAAATCTGGTCTTGCTGAATTAGCTGCTAAAATGATTGAGGAAGGTTCTTTAATTCCTTTTGATGATGAAAAGCCCTTAGAGGAATACACCACAAAAGATTTTAGAGAGTTGTTTGAAGCTAACTTCCAAGAGAGAGAAAACAAGATTAAAGAAAACACTCCAAAAGAATTCTTTAAAGCTCTCCCAGAAGAACTTCAGATTGCAGCCAAGTATGTTGCTGATGGTGGTCAAGACTTAAAAGGATTATTTAGAACTCTTGCTCATGTAGAAGAAATGAGAGATCTAGATCCTACTGATGAGTATGACCAAGCTGAGATTGCAAGACAATATCTATATGCTACAGGATTTGGTACACCGGAAGAAATTGAAGGTGAGATTGAAGACTGGAAGGACATGGATAGATTGGAACAAAAAGCTAATCAGTTTAAACCAAAGTTAGATAGAATGCAAGAAGAGATTGTTGCAAGACAACTAGCTGAGCAGGAACATAAGAAAGAACAACAAAGCAAACAAGCTAAAGCTTACACAGACAGTGTATATAATACACTACTAGGTGGTGAGTTAGGTGGAGTTAAGCTTGATAAAAAAATGCAAAGCATGCTTTACTCAGGATTGGTACAACCTAATTACCCATCAATCTCTGGAAAGCAAACAAACTTGCTTGGACACTTACTTGAGAAGTATCAGTTTGTAGAACCAAGACATGACTTAATTGCAGAAGCATTATGGTTATTGTCTGATCCAGAAGGATACAAAGGAAAAGTAAGAGACCAAGGTGGTAAAGCAGCTGTTGAGAAAACAGTAAGACAATTAAAAACAGAAGAGGCTAGAAAAATTTCTTCCTCTACTGTACAAGAAACAGATGAAAGAAGAGCTCCGGCTAAACAACAAAGAACTATCTCTAGACCTAATAACATGTTCAAGAGATCTTTTTAAATAGTAACAAACAAAAACAAATAAATAATGGCAACTCCAGTTTTAAACAATGGTATATTCCTCAGAGATACCGCTTACAACGCAAGTTCCCATGTGGATTCTTACCACTTGGTTAACATGCTGAAAGATGCTGAGCCTATGGACTTAGGCCCAGTTGACCTATGGGCTATGGCTCAGAAAGTTGAAATGCCGCTTTATCAAATGTCTTCATTTGGTGGCAAAAATGTTATCATGGTTGATAATGCTCGTGGAGAGTACAAATGGCAGACTCCTGTTTCTACAGACCTTCCATATGTAGTTGAAGACATTGAACCAGATAACTCATTCAAAGGTATTGAAGGTTCTACTTTCCGTATCAAGTTAAGCCGTAGAGAATTTGGTCATGGTGATATCATCACTTATGACAAATACAACGGTGTTGAGATGTACATCACAGCTGAAGACATTCTTCCTATTGGTGATGGTTTCATCTATACTGTACAGTTGGTAAACAATGACAACTTCAAATACTTGGATAACAAGTACTTGTCAAATGGTACCAAAGTATTCCGTAAAGGTTCTGCCCGCGGTGAGTATGGTGAGAGATTCTCTGACATTACTACAAGAACTGGTTTCCGTGAATTCTACAACTTCGTAGGTGGTGCTGAAGCTCACGTTCACTATTCTATCTCTAGCCGTGCTGACTTGATGATCAAGGGTGGTATGAATGCAGATGGTACAGTTCCTGTAACTGAGATCTGGAGAAACTTTGGTGCAAACAATGACCCATCTATCACTTCTTTGGAAGACATGGTAAAAGTTATGGGTAAAGACAAAGTGAAAAAAGCATTTGACAATGGTGACTTATCAAGAACATTCTTGACCACTATGGAAGCTGCTCACTTGTCTAAAATTGCAACTGACATTGAAACTTACCTCATGTGGGGTCAAGGTGGTAGAGTACGTCAGGATGGTCCAGATGATCTTAGATTGTCTGTGGGTCTTTGGAAACAGTTGGATAACTCTTTCAAAAGAATCTACAACAAAAATAACTTCACACTTGACTTGTTCCGTTCTGAGATCTACAACTTCTTCAATGGTAAGGTTGAGTTCCAAGGTCCAGATCCAAAACGCAGCTTGATTGTACAAACTGGTATGGGTGGTATGAGAATGGTTAATGAGGCTATTAAAAAAGAAGCAGTATCTTCTGGTCTCCTTATCCAAGCTGCTGATATCGGTGCAATCACTGGTAAAGGTATGGACTTGAACTTTGGATTTGCTTACACTTCTTATGTTATCCCATTCTTGGCTAACGTTAAGTTTGTGTTGAACCCAGCATTTGACAACGTTCATACAAATGATATTGAGAAC